GAAAACCTTGAACTTGTTGATGCACTCACTCACAAGCGAATCCACTCAGGGTGTGAACTTAGAGATGGAGAGTGGTGGAAGCCATGCCGAAAGTGTGGAGTCATTAAAGAAGTGGCTACTAACTACTACAAAAGACAATCAGGAATCAGCCCTTGGTGTAAGCAATGCTGCATTACAAATGCTGTTGAAAATAAGCGTAAAAGAAAACTGGCAAGTGATGAACAACATACATAGCACAGTAAAACCAACAGCACTCATGCAATACCTAGTAAGACTAGTAACACCTAAAGGCGGTACATGCTTAGATCCTTTTATGGGGAGCGGAAGCACAGGCAAAGCGTGTAAGATAGAAGGCTTTGACTTTATCGGTATAGAAATGGAAGAAGAGTATTTGAATATAGCAAGAGCGAGAATAGATGCTGTACCAGTATCCCTTTTTTAAATGAGTAGCCTAACAGAAGCAGCACAGGTACTTGTGAGGAGCGCAGCTAAAGACTGTGAGCGCTGTAGTGGCACAGCCTGGGAAACATTCGAGGGTTCTAAGATTATCTGTAGTTGTATTAATCACGACATTGCTACTGCGTACTATTCGTTTGTAGATGGACACTTGGCTAGAAAGAATTTTTAGTCTTTACAGCAACCTAGCTATTGTATAAATAATTTGTATGTGATATTATTAATTACGATCATTCCCCTATGTAAATGCCAAGCACATACGAAACATCAGACCAGAACATAGCTTCTCTTCTGTTCATGCATGGTTGTGAAGCAAGAGAGATTAACAGAGAAAACCCAAGACGTGTAGTATTTACATTTAGCAGCGAGGATAAAGACCCGTCAGAATTAGCAGGAGAGTTTGAATCAGGTAAGCCAGTCTCTATTGTCCTGGCTCAATTTTGTAGTGCCCAACGTCATATTAAAGCACTGATACATAACAACCTACCCCGTTACTCATAATGACAAAGCACAAATCTAAGCTAAAGGAAGTAGCTGTTATCCTCCAAGGAAGAGGAGAACTAACAGACAAGCAAAAGAAATTCATAGCAGACTACCTATGGCCTAAACTAAGCGAAGCTATAGCAGAGATAGCAAATGAACCAGAAGTAGAGGAAGCAATGGGTGAAGTTCTTATTGTCTTAGAGCTACCAGAACACAGAGAGTTTATAGAAGTCACTCTCTAGATTGCAGTAAAACCTTACATTGTGTTACACTATAACTATGGAAGATACTGATAAGCCAAACAAAGCTGGAGCACCAAGTTTATTTAAAGAAGAGTACACACAGCAAATGCTAGATTACTTTTCTCCATACATGGTGAGCACCACCAAAGAGATAGTTGGAAGCCAAGGGAGTACAAGGGAAGTCCCTAAAGAGATCCCTAGCCTAGAGAAGTTTGGATGGAAGATACAGCATTGTACGGCTACTCTGTATAATTGGGCACACCAAGTTGACGAAGATGGTAATTTATTGCACCCCGATTTTTTAGCTGCCTACTCGCTTTGTAAGGAGGTTGCTAAGCATTACTACAAGGATATAGGGGCTAGAGGCATAGGAGGATCACCTACTATTAACTTGATTATGAAGAATGAGCATGACTACAAAGATAAGAGTGAGGTAGAGAATACAATCAAGGGTGGTTTTCTTTCTAACCTGTCTAAGTTAGCTGATGAGGCTGAGAAGGGGAACGTACCCCTAGATGATGAAGAATAATCATATAGCGCAAATGCTGGCTTACCGTAGGTCACCTATCAAATGGGTCAAAGACTTTTTAGGATTAGTGCCACAGCCTATTGACCCTGCATACTCTGATAGGTTCATGGAGATATGTAGCCTGACATGGGGCGAATGGGAGAAAGCTAAGAATGAAGTAGATGAGTCATGGTTCAGAGGATTCATAAGAGGTAAACATATCACCTGGCAGCAATACATGGTTCTTATCGGTATTGAGAAAGCGTTAAAAGGTGAAGCGTCACTACGTATAACTGTTAAGGCAGGACATGGCGTGGGCAAAGGATTGACATATTCAACAAATGTCCCATTTGTAAATGGTTTCATACAATGGAAAGATGTGGTGGTAGGCACAGAACTTATAGATGAGCATGGTGAGCCAGTCACAGTCATTGGTACTAACCCACTTACAAATGTCCCATTCTATAAAGTTTCATTTGATGATGGGTCATCTTGTGATGTGTCTAGTGGGCACTTATGGAGTGTAAGAGGTAGACAAGAGCGTAGGAAGAAATTAGATAGCTGGAGGACAATGGAGACAATAGATATTTTAGAACAAGGTGTATTACGGTCAAATGGGAAATCGAAAGCAAGGCAATGGGAGATACCCATACAAGGTGCTGTGAAATGGGATGGAAAGGAAACAGATTTACCGCATTATTTTATGGGGTTATGGTTAGCTGAAGGGTATAAAAATAGAATTAGTACGACACAAACAGAGGTCATTGAGTACTTAGAGGGAAACTTTAAAACAAGTAAAAATAATGATACTGTTAGTATTAGTAATATATTTGATAAAACAATCGAGAGAAAAAACATGAGAAGCACTACAAAATACATACCTGAAGAGTACAAATACGGTTCAGTACAGCAACGGAGAGACTTACTGGCTGGTTTATTAGATGGTGATGGTGAGTGCCAAAAGAATGGAACTGTTCTGTATTCATCCACAAGCAAGCAATTAATAGAAGATGTTACAGGTGTTGCTAGGTCATTAGGATACAAGGTGCATTCTCCTACAAGTAAGATTGGGAAATACAAAAAGGACGGTGTTATACATGAGTGTAACGAATGTTTTAGAATAGTTATAACAGCATATGAGAATCCGTTTCAATTATCCACTCACAAGAAAGAGCGGTGGCATAAGCCTGCTGGCAGATACCTGAAAAGATGGATAACAAGCATAGAGCCTATCGGGGATAAGGATGGTATGTGTGTTGAGGTTGATAGTCCTACAGGATTGCATTTATCCAATGATTATGTTGTAACACATAATTCTGCCCTTGAAAGTTGGGTACTACTGTGGTGGCTATTCTGTTGGAAGGATAGCCAGGTAGGTTGTACGGCTCCTACAAGTGAACAGATGGATGACGTACTCTGGAAAGAGGTACAGGTATGGCTTAACAGGATACGAGAAAGAGACCAGGAAGCTGCGTCACTATACGATTGGCAGTCAGGGTACGTAAGAATGGTTGAAAGCCCTGAGACGTGGTTTGCAAGAGCAAGGACAGCACGTAAGGAGAAGCCAGAGGCACTAGCAGGACTACATGGTGAGCACGTATGTATTCTAGTAGATGAGGCTAGTGGTATTGTAGATGAGATTTACAACACTATTGAAGGCTCACTCACGTCAGGAAAGATCCTAGTGATAATGATTAGTAACCCCACCAGGCTAACAGGGTATTTTTACGATTCGCACAACAGGGACAAGGAAGCCCACCAGAGATATAGCTTTGATAGTAGGCAGTCACCTATTGTGGACTGGAACTATGTAAATCGTATCAAGACCAAGTTTGGAGAAGATGATGATGAGTTTAAGATACGTGTAGAGGGTAACTTCCCTAACGCAGAAGCACTAGATGAAAAGGGTTATGTCCCATTGATTCTAGATAATCAGATAGTGCAGACAATAGACAGAGGTTTCAGTGGTCGTGTCAGGATGGGTATAGATCCTGCTGGTGATGGTAAGGACAAGACTGTATGGGTGATACGTGATAAGTTTAAAGCTGAGGTGGTAGCGTCAGAGGAAAAGAGCACAGACAAGACCATAGCAGCTAAGACATTCACACTGATGGCAGAGTATGGAGTACTGCCAGAGGATACATTCATGGACACATTCGGTATTGGGGCTGACTGTATAGCTGAGATCAATGCTACACTGCCTGCTGGAAAAGGCATAATATCTTGTAATGTTGGTAAGCAGCCAGAGAGTGATGAGGACAAAGCTAGATTCTTGAACATGAGAACACAAGCATACTGGAGATTAAGAGACTGGCTTATCTCAGGTGGTGAACTTGTCATGCATAAGGGATGGGAAGAGTTAGAGTATATGAAGCAGCGTAGGAATCATGGTAACAAGATCCAGGTCATGCCAAAGAGAGACATGAAGAAAGACTTAGGCAAGTCACCTGACCACATAGATGCATTGATGGTGACATTCATGACAGAATGGTTTGATGAGGATTACATTGACAATGATTATTCTTATAGCGCAACAGCAGGAACAGATGTTGACGCAGGTAGTTTGGCGTAGTATACTTTGGTTAATCTTTTACCCAATATGTTTATGTCTACTATCACTACACAATTCTACAAAGACAACAAAGGCAAGCACAGATGGCGTATTATGTCTGGCAATCATAAGATCATTGCAGCAGCTAGTGAAGGCTTTGAGCGCATAGGAGGAGCTGAGAACAATCTAAAGCTCGTAGGTCTTGCTGCTAGGGGTCTAGGTGTTCTAACCGTTGCTGCTACTGGATTCTTTATAGGTGCAGGTGTCTCAATTCTTTTATTCCTGGTTTACCTTGCTAGTCTATGACCACTAATAACAAGACGGCAGAGGGAACAATGAAGGAATCACCGTTCTACGATGAACGTATGCCGTTATGGATAACAATAGAAGCAGAGCTTGGCTACTTGGATTTTGAGATGAAAGGAATTGCTAAAAAGATGCCAAAGTCTGCGATTGCAAAAATGATTGATGACAGCACTGGATTTTCAGAATCTCTAAAAAAGGACGCTTTGAGGTTGGCAAAGAGAATAATTGAACTGAAAAATGCGTACGAACAAGAAACTGGGCATAAGGCAGATACAGAACTTGAAGAAAAGATTGTTTTAGCCTGTTCTACCACCCCCCCTAACTATGACCACTAATAACAAGACACTAAATGACTAAAATCTCACGCTTCTACACTGGCAAGATACTAAATGATTTCGTATGCCCCTGGTGTAACGACAAGCGTAGAAGAGGGATGGTATTCCAGAACCGTATACGCTGGATGGTACGCATGTACTGTGGACATATGAAGGTACTAGGCTATGTAGCACCTGCTGAATGGCTTATCAAGAACGGTCTTGCTAATGCTAGTCAGTCAGAAGATCCTAGAGTCAAGGCAAGAGCAGAGCATGACATGGATATACGCATGAGAGAAGCCAGAGAGAGAGCCAAGTATAACGCTGACAAGCAATCTAGTACTCTTAATGAGAAATATATTACCTTCTAAGTGATGACAACTAAGATTTTCATAGCATTGGCCCTGCTCATACTATCATTCCCCACCATGACATCAGCATTTGGCTGTGATGCAGATATTAAAGTGGTTGGAATTAAAGAGAAAATGTTAGGATACTACGAGAATGATACTGTGTTTATTAAGAGAGGTCTACGAAAGACAAAAGAAGCCTACGCTATCCAGCATGAGTGTGGACATCATATAGAGTCCAAGATACAACTTCCTCCTATGTTCGGGAAAGAGCCATTTATCACAAAATATGCTGGCAAGAATGCATACGAGGACTTTAGCGAGATATATGCAGTCCTTACAACTAGGCCAGCTATCATCTTCCATGCTGTAGAGAGTGACGAAAGATACAAGAGGAAAGTAGAGTACGTAGCTAAGTACATACCGTACAGGGATCACAGAATGAGCTTTGTAAACAGAGACCTAGCTATAAAGTATAGAAGGTTGTTAGTTAATAAGTATGTCAAGATTTAGAATTTGTACATTCTATTGCAATATAGTACAATAAGGTACATGCAGTTTAAAGACAATGATAAATGGCTGATGTACAATACAGAGGCACAGAGTAAAAATGATATAGATAATCTTTCTGCTGCGGTAGAGTGGGCTGAGAACATGGAGAGTCAGCTTAGCTTGAACATGGAATTTAGCAGCCTGGCCTACATTACATTGCAAAGGCTTAGAGGTATCCATGTAGAGATCAATACGAAGGACTACGCTTACATTGTGAAGGTTCTAGGTGAGTGCTGGAAGAATGGTGATGATCTATTGAAGTGGCATAACCAGAAGTATGCAGGCGTAGAGGCCACTAGCTTTGTAGCTGTTCCTAATCATATGTAATGTCTATTCCCCTAGCAAAACGGGCCATGCTATCTAGGACACTAGAGAACCTAGCTGACATAGTATTAGAAATGGATGCTAAAGATGAGTCTGCTGACTTTGTGTACAGTGATGATGACGTTATCTATGCATTAATGATATTCAATAGCATAGTGTGTAATAAGTTTATTCACAGGATGCTAGACAAAGACATGGACGCAAGCAAGATGGACAAGAGTATCACAAAGCACGCTAAGAACATTAAGAAGTTCTTTACTACTGCTACAGGTGTAGATCCTATAGAATACTTTAAGTCATTAAGGTAGTTTGTAAAGTCTTAGATAGTATACAAACCTTGCTTTAAGATAAGAAACTCTATAAGTTTGGATTTAATATGACATGATGATGACAATGATATGGTAAGTACCTACCAACTTATTGCCATACTATGTCTGTTGCCTCAGTACCACTAGCAGGTAAAAAAGCTAGGGACGACAAAACACCACAACCTAACTGGAATCCTACACCAGAAGAAGAAAAGCTATTAATGCGTGTCAGTAAGCGCAATAAGGTTATGATAAACTATAGAGGCAAGTATGAGGACGGTATAAAGAAATCAATACTACTATATGAAGGAAAGGTTAAGAACGACAACAAAGAAGATCCTAGAGACTTCGATACAGTTATCCCTATTGGTAGAATGTTCGTAGAGGCTAAAACCAGTGAGGAGATCAAAGCAATGAATGAGTATGAATTTATACCACGTAAGCAATCAAGTGATTCCTGGCGTGTTGATTTGTTAAAAGACCTAAACAAGCACGTACAGAACAAAGTGAAGCTACGAGGCAAGAGACACCAGGCTATCAGAATGAAGAATATAGCTGGCGTTGGTATCCTTCGAGTAGGTTACAGGAAGATAATGAGAGAGATTAAGGAACGGATAGAGGGTGATGAAGATGCATTGAATGTGAAGTGGAAAAAGAATGTTGTACCTATGTACGATGACTTGTTTGTAGACGTTGTTAGCCCACTGGACTTTGCTGTAGACCCTATGGCTACTACTATGGATGATGCTAATGACTGCTACTACTCTCATATCGAGTCAATAGACACTATAGAAGAGAATTACGGACACGACCCAAGGTGGAAGAATGTAGATAAAGTAACAAAGGGTGTTAAATTCGTAATGGGGGAGGGAGGACTAAAGTTTGAACAATACATTGCAGATGATGGTGTGCTAGTAGAGGAGTACTTTTGTAAGTCTAGGGATGAGTGGGTAATAACTCTAAACGGTATACTGATCTCTGACGTAGACAATCCACTACCAGATGATCACAAAGAGCTACCATTCATCAGCTACCATAACCATGCTACATTTGCACAGACTTCAGGAACGCTATCTCTACACACAGTAGCTAGTGCTAATAGCTCAGGTGGTGATGCTGTGTCATCTACTATCAACGTAGATACCAATGAGACATTCTGGACAAAGGGTGATCCACTTATCCTAGAGGATCAGATTAACCTAACCACAGGATTTACAAGACAGATGTATCGTAACCTTAAGCTATCTGCTGAGACTATCGTAGCCACAGACAAGGGGTATGCGTTTAATGACAGCAGACCTTGGAGGACTGGAGACCAGGCTAGGGGTATGAAGGGCCACTACGAGGTAACACCGCTAGCACAATCCACTAGCCAGAACATACAGCCTGTACTAGACCAGATATTTGAATACATGGTACTTACTGATGGTATAGACCCACGTAACCTAGCAGGGTCAAGCCCTAGTGAGACTGCTACAGCTACAGCAGTGAAGCGTGAAACATCTATGCGTAGGCTAGAACAGAACGTAGAGTACAATGAAGAGAATGGTGAGACACGACTAGGTAAGTTACTCTTTATGCTTGAACAACAATATTACTCTAAGCCAGAGGTTGTTCGTCTGACAGGGTACACAGAGGATCAGGTAGAGAAGTTCGAAGATGTTGTTACTGATGATGAAGGTAAGCCAGTCTACGGTAGCAGGATACGTAGAATTGCTTCTAGTATTAAGACATCAGAGCGCAAACGAAAGCAAGGTGATGGTACATACAAGTACTACCTGACCAAGAGTGAGGACGGTACGAATAGTTTCCTTAGCAGACCAGAGTATATTAGAAGTTCAGAGGTTGATGTTGTTATCTCCACTACTAGAAAGCTAGGTGAGATACGTAGCATTGCTGCTTATCAGTCTATGGAAGAGATTAAGCTATTTAGTACTCTCTATGCACTTACTGTACCAGGTGAAGCAGGCGTTGAGGCAGCATTAAACAAAGAAGATTTGCCACCAATTAAGGACTCTATAAGAAACTACCAGATTGCATTAGGTAGAAACCCTGACGCTATTGACAATAAACAGGAAGATGATGAAGAGAGTGATGAAGAGAAACAGATGGAAGAGTATAGGAGAAGTAGGCAGGACTTAGGAAAGGTAGAAGCAAACGTGCCAGATCCCGTTATGGCTGCTCAGTTAGGCCAAAATCCACCACCTGCACCAGCAGGTATGGAACCACAATTATAATTTTCCCCACTGTAATATGGATATGAAACCTATGAATGACATGGTACTGATAATAGAAGAACAGAAGAAGGAATCTATGACTTCCTCTGGAATAATCACAGGTGTAGACGGATTACCTGTAGCTGGAAGAGGTGAAGTGTATGAGGTTCCTGGCTCATGGTCTAAAGAGATCAAGCCTATGTTAGCAGGTATAGACTTAAAGAAAGGTGATAAAATATTGTATTCAAAGTTTTCTGCCGAGGAGGTACACGCTAAAAACAAGGATGGTGTAGATATTAAGGGGCTTAAGTCTGTTCACGTTACAGCTATCATTGCTACGTACACAGATATTGTACAAGTAGAACCAGATATAGATATTGAACTTGATGATACTACCCCACTAACCAATGAATAATGACATAATACTAGAAGAGGATGGAAGTGAATCACCGCCAGATAATCACCCTATTCCCTCACAGAAGGAAGCAGAGATCACACCAGAGGTGAATGAAATGCTTATGGCGGTACGATCTTCTGACGATTATCAAGGTGTTAAGGTATTGATATACAACCACATTGCTTCTCATAATGCTGATTTGTACACACATAAAGACCCTAAGTACGCACATAAGATGGATGCCCTATTTGCTTTGCTTGGTTCTTTCGATTCCTATGCTTGATCTAACATGGATTCCAAAAGATGCAGGCAGACATGATTGTGCTATTCTGATATGTTACCACATATTGCAGATTAAGGACGCTAAGGAAATAGCTGAGGCGTTGCATTATACGTCTATATCTCATGTATACCACATTCTAAAAAAGAACAGAGACAAGATTGACTACTCTAAGATACCAAGGTTTAGAGTAATTGAGTTGCTGTAGCAACCTATCTTAGTATCGGGTGTTGCAACAGTATGTAGTATTGCTGATAGTTCTTTTACAGCACTATTCATGCTTTGGAAGGTTGCGCTTTGCACACATTAAGTGTTCATAGCAGAGCCTTCCAACGCTCTATATGTATATCTTACCCTCTATACTCCTATGGACAATAACCAAGGATCAGGACAGGCAAGCGCACAAGATCCCATAACTGCTTCGGCAGGACAAGGATACGATTTTGACGGGCTTGGTGACAGTCCTGACAGCAGTAACGAACCAGCACAAGTAGATGAAATTGATTCAGATATAAGTGCCGAAGAGTTAGCTGCTGGACACACTAAACTTGTACCTAAAGTACAGGCGCAACCAAAACCAGGAAAAGGTGACGATAAGTCAGACGACAATAAATCTTCTAAAGATGCCAGGAAATCGCAAGAAGAATGGCAATCTATGAAAGAGAAGGTTGAAGATAGTAAGACTGATTCTGAACTTGCCAATGTTCTTAGAAAGGCATTGGGTATCACGGCCGAAGAGGTAAAAGAGTCTGATGATCCTGAACAGCTTATGCTAGACAGGATTACCAAACTTGAACGTGATAATGAACGAAAAGATTTTGAGGCTAATAATCCTAAAGTGAGAACAGAGCAGTACTCTGAGAAGTGGAAAGAAATTGTGGGACTCCACAATGACCCTAACCACAAATATCACAAACTGGATTACTCTGATCTAATGGCTATTATAGAGCGTTCAAATCCTGAGTTAGAGAGGGCTGAAGCAGAATATAGAAAGCAACAGAAGCGACCAGAATTTTCTGGTAGCGTCCCTGTTAGCGGTCGAAGTTCAGTAGCACCTACTGGTCTATCAGGCATTGAGGCACAAGCCTCTGCTGCTATGGGTTATACCCTAGAAGATCACAAAGCTGCTGGAACGCTGTAAGGAACGTATTTGTGTTTCCTTCCCAATTCAACACTATGGCTACTACACACAGCCGACCAGTAAATCCCCGTGTTGAGTATTACTCAAAGCCAGCGTCTACGGCTATTGCCTACATGGATGCTGTTTCTCCTGATGCTTCTGGTACTGCAAATCAATTTGCACTTACCACTTCATCTAGTGAAGAAATCTATGGGTTCTGTCTCAAGACGGTTGTTTCTACAGATTCAGATTACGCTAGTGAAACTAAAGTCCCTGTTCTCGTCGATGAGGATGGTGAATTTACTTTCGATACAACTGGCGCAGATGCAAATGATGAGGGCAATATCGTAGACTTCGCAGATGAAGATAGTCTAGATCTTGCCGCATCCACTATTAAGCACGTACTCATTACGTCTTATGTTTCTTCTACAAGAGTGGTTGGTAAAGTTCGTACCTGGGCTAGTCGTCCGACACGATTTGCTTAAAGGTAGTGCTTAATTATTTTTCCCCAATTAAACCATGTTAGCTACATTTGATCAGTTGGGCACAGCACTAACCAAGAACGCCACAGTAGCGTTCAGCAAAGGTTATGTGACGGTTCCCAATGAGGCACGTTCTATTTGGAACGTAAAATACGTCAGTGAAAAAAACACTGAATCTGACACGTACAGTAACGATAAGTTCGCTTCCGATACTGGAGAAGGTCAGAACTTTGCTAATAGTGACCCTGTTAAGGGCTATGCTTTACAGCTTACCCAAGGCAAAATCACTAACTCTTTTGAATTAACAAAAGAAGTTGGCAAATTTGAAAAATACAACGTAGTAGATGCCCTTAAAGGCACTGAGGACTTGGCCCGATCTGGTGCCAAGCGTATTGAACTAGACCTACAACTCCATATCGGTATGGGTGCAGGTTCTAGTTATACGAATAAAGACGGTAATACCGTTTCTACCTTAGCTGCTGATGGTATCGCAATATTCCATGCTACTGCTCACACTGTCCGCAGTGGGGCTACGTATGGTAACCTTTTGTCTACAGCCTTTGGTAAGACTGGACTTGAGGAAGCTGAAGTCTTGGTACGTAACTTTATAAACCATGACGGTCAGCAAGTAGATAGATTAATGGATGTTATTTTCTCTACTAAGAAACCTAGTCTGAACGGAACTATTAATGAGTACCTTAATTCTGTAGGTCACGTTGCCGATGGAAACAGAGGTATCAACACCTACAGTATGGGTAAGCATGGATCAGTAAGTGGCGGTAAATACCGTCATGTTCCTATGCAATACCTAGATGCTGATGCTAACGGTGCTGTTGATAGCTCTAAGGATGACTATTGGGGTTTGGCTGCTTCTAATAGCGAAGAATTACAATTAGAAGTATCTCAAGATCCAGTGGTTTACCCTCCACAGCTTGTACAGCGTAACCGAAACGCTCTCATCCAGATGGACGCTCTTTATGCTTACGGTGTTCGTAATGCATTCAGTATCGTTCTGTCTAATGCGTAAGACATTCCCTTTACCCTCTTTATAGAGGGTAAGGATGAGTGCCTAACACTCTCTCATTATTTTCCCCCATATGGTATGCCTATCATAAATTCTAAAACTACTTCCAAGATGACCAGAGCTGGTCGTCCTGACATTATGACACTCCTAGAATTGGGTGTTATTCAGATTGGGCCAGACGGTAAAATCGTCGGTAACCTAGAAAACCCTACAGAAAGTATTAAGGTTAGAGTACAAACTGTAGACGGTCAATGGGTAGACGCAGAGAAAAAAGTTAATAGAGGTCATGTAAAGAACCCTGAGAATCCTATCTGGCGTGTTGGACTTTCCCCTGAGAAGTATTGGGAAAAGTTAGTACAAGAACAGAACCTAAAACTTTTGGGTAAGCCAGAACAGGTTGCACCAGAGCTAGAGCTAACTGAGGCAGAGGACTTTGTAGCATGGCTCAAAGATAACCTAGCTGACCTTACAGAAGGATTAGACAAAGAGGATATTCCTAACAGCCCTCTTGTTCGCACAGCTAAGAAAAGGATTGCTAGTGGTGCTGCTCCTGTAGCTGCTCCTGTAGCTGCTCC